TCTAATTCATAAAGTGTATATTCTGTTTTATTTTCTAAATCTAAAATGGTTATAATTTTATCTACAATTTCTTCTTGTTCTTTTTTATACAATTCACTTTTAAGACGCATCACAATATACTTAAAATAATAAATAAATTTTAAGTATGTTATTTATAAATTTTTAATTTTCTTCGTCTTGTTGATGTGTTTCTTTTCAACTCATATCCTTCTTTCAAATTATAAGCATATTCAAAGTAGTTTTTATAATTTTCTGGTTTTACTTTGTTAATTGCCTTTTCTACATTTTTTTCTAATTCTTGAAAATTTGCTAAATTTCTATCTTTTTTCAAATATGTTTTTACTTGGTTAAAGTATTGCTCTATTGCGTCTGTTTTTGGCGTATAATATAAATGTTTCAAATATTAAATTAATTTAAAAAATTATGTAAATAATATAAAAATAAAATATCATATTAATTTAGGTAATGAAAACTTTTGAAGAATGGGTTAATATTTCAAATTAAATACATAATAGCAAATACACATATAAGCAAATATTTAAGAAAAATAATGCTAATTATTTGATAATTAATTGTGAAAAACATGGGGATTTTGAAAAAAAAATTTCTAATCATACAACAAAAAAGCAAGGTTGTCCAAGTTGTTCATATTGTAAATCTTCAAAAATATTATCAAATACAAAGGAATGTTTTATTGAAAAAGCAATACAAATACATGGTGACAAATACGACTATTCTCTTGTAGAATATAATGGAAGTCAAAATAATGTAAAAATTATATGTAAAACACACGGCATATTTGAACAAACACCATCTAATCACTATAAACAAAATTGTCCAAAATGTAGTAAAATATCAAAATACACATTAGAAACATTTATTGAAAAAGCAAATAAAATTCATAATTTAAAATATGAATATTTAAACACAATATTTATTGATTGTAATACACCAGTTCAAATATTATGTAAAGAACACGGATATTTTTTACAAAAACCAAGAGACCATATAAATGGAAATGGTTGTTATAAATGCTGTGGTAAAATTAAAAACACAACAGACTTTATTGAAAAAGCAAGTATGAGACATAATAATTTATATGATTATTCAAAAAGTTTATATAAAAATGCGAAAGACAAAATAAGCATTACTTGTAAAGTTCATGGAGATTTTTTACAATCACCAAACGACCATTTAAATGGTTGTGGATGTCAAAAATGTGGTTTAGGGAATTTTTCAAAAAAATCAATAGAATGGTTAAATAATATTATGTTTAAAGAAAAAATATTTATACAACATGCCGAAAATAATGGAGAGAAAATAATTGAAATAAATAATAAAAAATATAAATGTGATGGATATTGTGAAGAGACAAATACTATCTATGAATTTTATGGAGATATTTGGCATGGAAATCCAGACAAATTTAGTAGAGATGGTATCAACCCATTAAATAAAAAAACATTTGGAGAATTATATGATGACACTATTACAAGAGAAAATATATTAAAAGAAAGGGGTTATAAATTAATAACCATATGGGAGAGTGAATATAATATATAAACTAACAAAAATTTATTTATTATATGATTTCCACTCTTTGTTATAGCATTTTTAATAAATTCGTTATTATGACTTCCAGCATTATCTAAAATAATAAGATGGTCTTTATATTTTGAAAATACATATTTTTCTAAAAACTCTAATAACCTTTCTTTTGTCATACCACCTTTTTCATATAATTCTTTTCCAACGCATTTTGAATTACTTATTGCTACCAATAAAGTAAATTTACGAAATACAAATTGGTTTGATGTTTTTATTACGCATCTTCTACCTAATTCACATCTACTATAAGTTGGTTTCAAAGCAGAACCTATACTTGTTTCATCTAAACAAATAATTTTATTTATAGGAAATTGTTTAACCCTATTATAAAATTTATTCAACTCATTTTGTTTCTCAATTGGTTTCTTATATCTTTCTTTTGGGAAATGTTCGTGTCTTGTTCGTTTTCTTGTTTTATTATTATCTCTAATAACTTGTCCTAAATGTTGAGGTGTAATATCAAATGTAGGATATTTCTTTTTCATTTCAATTCCTAATTCATTCATAGTAAGTTGTTCGTTTTGTTTTAATAATTCTAACGCTGTTTTCACTTGTGGTTTAGTTATTTTATAAGATACTGGTTTTCTATTTCTTCTTGTAAGATTTTTTGAAGATTTATATCGTTTAATCCAATCTCGTAAAGTGGATTTTTTACAATCAAAGATTTTACAAGTTTTCTTATATCCATCTCCTTTATCATTATTTAAGTAATATTTAACAGCAGAAATTTTATAATCTTCAGTCTTATGTTTAGTCATCTATATTATTTTGAGAAAAATATAAAAAAATCTTTAAGGGTGCGGTTTTAAATCTTCAATGGTTTAAATGCTTTTAAATATAAATTTAAAAATTCAAAACAAAGTGAAGATGGATTTTTATTATTCAAATCTTTTTCTATCATTAAAAATAAATTTTCATTAGCGATTAAATGTCTATTATTGTCAAAGTCAATTTCAATTTCAAATTGATTCATTTTGTTCTATAATAATATTAATATAAATATTAAAATTATTTCAATTTTATATTTATATTGTCTATTATAAATATAAATATAAAATATAAAAAAATTATACTATATTATATAAATAATATGGCACTTATAAAAAATTATTTTGAATTATCAAAAAAATATCAAGATGAATATGGTGAAAATACATTGTTATTGATGCATGTTGGTTCTTTTTATGAAGTATATGGACTACAAGATGAAATGAAACAAATTGTCACATCATATAGTAAAATTTTAGATTTCTCACGAATTTGCGAACTAAATATTGCAAATAAAAATGTTTCTATTGGTAAATATAAAGTTGTAATGGCTGGTACAAAAGACATTTTACTTGAAAAATATTTAAAAAAAATACAAGAATCTGGATTTACTGCAGTCGTATATTCTCAAGATGAAAATACTAAAAATACAACTAGAAGTTTAACAGGCATTTTCTCTCCAGGAACTTATTTTCAATCCGATACTCAAAAATTAACTAATTCTATTTCTTGTATTTGGGTTGATTATATAGAAAATAAAATAATAATGAAAGGAAAATATGTTGTTGTTGGTGTTGCAAATGTTGATATTTACACTGGTTCCACAAGTATTTTTCAATTTAAAGAAAAATATTCCGATAATCCAACAACATATGATGAATTAGAGAGATTTATTTCTATTTATAATCCAAGTGAAGTTATTTTAATTTCCAATTTCAATAATGATGTAGATTTTAATAATATTATTAATTATGCTGGAATTTCATGTAGTTTAATACATAAAATTAAAATAGACTATAAATATAAAGAAAATGTAATAATGACACGTTTAAAAAATTGCGAAAAACAATGTTATCAAAAAGAAGTATTAGGAAGATTTTATCAGTCACAAATTAATGATATTAATACGTTCATGTACAACTTTTATGATAACAATATAGCAACTCAATCATTTTGTTATTTATTAGATTTTATATATCAACATAATCCTTATTTGGTTAATAAAATAAAACCACCTATTTTTGAAAATTGTTCCAAAAGATTAATACTTGCAAATCATTCACTCAAACAATTAAATATGATTAATGATGGTTCAATTAAACCATCAAAATATTCATCTGTTTCTGATTTTTTAAATTATTGTTTAACACCAATGGGACAACGTAAATTTTTATATAATATATTAAATCCAATTTATGATGAATATAAATTAAATAAAGAATATAATACAACCGAATATCTTTTAAAATATTGTACAAATATAGAATCTGAAATTAAAAGTAAATTATCACAAATAAAAGATTTGGAAAAATTTGAGAGGCAGATAGTTTTAAAAAAAATCCCGCCTAAATATTTTTTTCATTTAAATTTAAGTTTACAATTAGTATATGATATATTTCAAATTATACAAGGTGACGAATATATAATGGAATATTTAAATGAATATGACGAAAATATAAGTAAAATAGGTAATATTTGTGGTGAATTGATAGATTTTATAGATAAAAATTTAATAATTAATATTGCTAAAGACATTGAAACTTTATATAATTTTGATGTAAATTTTATTAAAAAAGGTATAGATAAAGAACTTGATGAAAAAACAGAACTACTAAAAAATTCGGAATTAAATTTAGAGGCAATAAGAAATCAATTAAGTTTATTAATTGAAAATAAAGAAAAAAAAGAAAATAAAGAAAAAAAAAGTGATTTTGTAAAAATACACGAAACTGATAAAAATAATTTTAGTTTAATTGCTACATCAAAAAGATGCAAAGTATTAAAAGATTTATTGCCTGATAATAATTTAGATATTATATTAACAATAAATGATGGAGAACAAATTAAAACATTTCCATTTATTTTATCGAAAAATTTGACTTTTGAAAAACAATCATATACAAATAATTTTATCATAGACCCACAAATTAATATTTTATGTAAAAATATATCAAATGTAAAAATAACATTAAAAGAATTAATTACATCTGTATACATTAAATTTGTTGATAAATTTATTAATTTCCAATCAAAACTTGAAAAAATTATTCAATTTATAACAATAATTGACATAATTTTTACAAAAGCATATATTGCAAAAACTTTTAAATATTGCAAACCAGAAATACATAATAAACCAAAAGCATTTGTTGATGCAAGAGACTTAAGACATTGTTTGATTGAACAATTTCAAACAAATGAATTATATGTTCCAAATGATATTTCTTTAGGTGATGATATTACAAATGGTATTTTATTATATGGAACAAATGCAGTTGGAAAAACAACAATAATAAGAGCATTAGGTATTTCTATTATAATGGCACAAGCTGGTTTATATGTTCCTTGTTCGTCTTTTAAATATAAACCATATAAGCAAATTTTTACACGTATTATTGGGAATGACAATATTTTTAAAGGGTTATCAACATTTGAAGTTGAAATGTTAGAATTGAGAACAATATTAAGATTAATGGATGATAACAGCTTAATATTAGGCGATGAATTATGTTCTGGAACAGAAACGATGAGTGCTATAAGTATTTTTGTTGCAGGTATTCAAGAATTACATAAAGTAAATTGCAGTTTTATTTTTGCAACACATTTACATGAAATTGTTAATTATGAAGAAATAACTAATTTGAAAACAGTTCATTTTAAACATATGGAAGTGATATTTAATAAAGAAAAAAATATTTTAATTTATGATCGTAAATTGAAAGAAGGATCGGGAAATAAATTATATGGTCTTGAAGTTTGTAAATCATTAGATTTACCAACAGATTTTTTAAATTTGGCAAATCAAATTAGATTAAAATATACACCAGAATATAATAGTATTCTTTCTCAAAAACAATCACGATATAATTCAAATAAAATTATAGGATTTTGTGAAAAATGTGGAAATAAAAGTTCAGATATACATCATTTACAATATCAAAAAGAAGCAGATGTAAATGGAATAATAAAAAATGATAATAACAATTCAGTTTTTCATAAAAATCATTTAGCAAACTTATTGTCATTATGTGAAGATTGTCATAATAAAATACATAAGGAAAATGTAAAACAAAAACGTGTAAAAACAACAAAAGGAACAATTTTAATGGATGCTTAAATATATTTAGTTGTTTTTAGTTGAACTAATTATTTTATTCCGTAAATTTTGATTTGACATATGTAATTATAAAACTGTATTTAAGAATTTTTCTAAAACTTCTTTAGAAGGTTTAGCATCATATTCAATTACTTGTCCGTCTTTTAATAATTTAATCGTTGGATAACCTTCAATATTATATTGATTCATTAATTTTTCAACTTGGTCATTTTCTTCAGAACAATCAATTTCTGTAAATACGATTTTATAACCATTAATTAATTTATTTTCATATTCTGTTTTTAAATCATTCCAAATAGGTTTTGCAGCTTTACAATGAGGACACCAGTCAGCATAAAAAAATAACATTTCGGCATTTTTAGAATTGGAACCATCTATAAGTTCATTATTTGGTTTAAATTTAGTTTTTGTTAAAGGTGAGATATAATAAAAATAATAAAATAATGCAATTCCAACAAATATAATTATTGCAATTATTATTAGAATAGTGTTGTTATTTAATGAACCACCACCAATAAAACGTGATAATATGGATGTTGAATCTTCATCAAATTTTGGTAAATAATTAGAATTAAAACTCATTGTTTTTGCCATTTATATATATTGTAAAAAAATAAAAAAATCTTTAACGAATACTTTAGTTATCCCTAAACTATTTATTTTTATATTTTATATAATTATATATGAATAAAACAATAAAAAATAAAACAATAAAAAATAAAACAAAAAAAGTTTTTACAAAAAAACACTACAATTCGGGTGATGGTATGTTAACAACTGTTTGGGGACCTGCTATATGGCATTATTTACATACAATGAGTTTTAATTATCCTACAAATCCTAGTAAAGAAGATAAAAATAATTACAAAAATTTTATATATAATTTAAGAAATGTTTTGCCTTGTAAATATTGCCGTATTAACTTGACAAATAATTTTAAAAAAAAACCTCTACAAATGTGTCATATGAAAAATCGTGAAACATTCTCTCGTTATATATATGAATTGCACGAATTAGTTAATAAAATGTTAAAAAAAACATCAAATTTAACATATTGTGATGTTCGTGAAAGATATGAACATTTTAGGTCAAGATGTACGGAAGAACATCCAAAAATATTTAAATTTAAAAAAATTCAAACGAGAAAAAAAGAAAAAGGATGTACTGAACCATTATATGGTAA